GTGAACAGAGATGTAAACAAATGAATTTATTTGAAGAGGTTGCATAATGCCATATAAGAATCCAGTAGAAAAGAAAGAAAAGGGAGCTGTTACAAGGCTACAAACAACTCCTATTACAGATGACAGCGCAAAGTATATAGAGCAGATTGCGCTTAAAATGTCGGTTTTCGGTGAGCGAGTGCCTAAATATTCCGCAGTGCAAAAAATTATAGATGAACATAGGAAAATAAAATGAACGAGGTAATCTGCATACACTCAAAGTCTCTTATCTGTACCGTTGAAGAGTGTCCACACTGGCAACCGCACACAATCAGCGAGTGTCAGGAAACCGTTAAGCTGCTTGATGGTATGTGTAAAAACTCAAAATGCGTCGAGGTGTGAAATGAATGCTGAAAAAATAAAAGAAAATATCAAGATGAATATTTCTTTGATTTATGATTATCATATTTGCATAGAGCATTTAAAAGGAAAAGTACAGGGCTGTGAAAAAGAAATCAGAGACTTGAGAAAAATGTTGAAAAATATTAATAAATAGCTTGCGTAAAGCAAAATAATTAATATATATTTTAGGCGTATAAATATGCAAAACAAAATGACACGGTTTGAATTTTTAAGCAGGAACTTGCGTCCATATATTGGGGAAAGAACTTGCTCCAACTGCAAAAGCAGAGGGCTTTTCAGTTGACCTGTAATGATTTTTCGAAGGCAGACAAATGAAACCTTGCCCTTTCTGCAAAAGCGATAAGTTGCTTTTAAAAACAGATGGAATTATCACGGAATATTTCGTAGAATGCCTATCATGCGGTGCTACTGGCCCGAAAGATTATTTTCCGGCAGTGGCAGAGATGAAATGGAATCAAAGGAGTGAGAAATGAGAATGCTTCATGTGTTCATATCGCAAAAACATAATGGTGTGCCAAGTTCTTCAGCTGAAATTGAAGTTGAAGGTTTGGGTACGGTTGAGATTAAAAACTGTTTAAGTGCTGAAATTATTTCGCAGATTGAAAAAGAAGTAATTTTTAATTTGAGAGCTAAAATGGGGCTGCCAAATGCTTAATAGAAATACTGATGCAAAATCAGATTGAACTATATAATGTTGATCCCTATAATCAGGCAGTATGTTGAAGTATATCCAAAAGAGGTTTTCATTCATCGTAATAAAATGCCAAGGGTACGCTCTGGGCGCGGCTCATGCGTATGAAAAATTAATTCAAGAAATAAAAGGGGAATAGATGAAACAATATCGCATACTTAAAGCCGGTAAAGAAGTTTTGCAAAATGGCGACGAATGGCGCTCCGCATATAAAGTTTGGTCTAAAACTACACGTGTTGGTAAGGTAGCAGTCGCTGAGATTTTTTACCGCAGAGCCGTACCCTTTAACTACAAAAAGTGCCCTCTGCGAGATATTTGCAGTGTGCCTTACAAAGATGTAAATTGCGAGGCCGTGGAAAGGTGTCAGCAGGTGTGGAAAAGATTGAGGAAGTGGTTTAAAAATAATTCTCCGGCATAGCCCGAAAGGTTCGGGGTGGTCGCCGTTAGTGTTTTAGTTCGCTTGCGGAGTCCTATGAACTATGCCGGAGTTTTTTAAATAAAGGTTATACTTTCACTATGTTTTATAAAAAATCTAAAAAGAAGTCTGCAAAATATGGCTCTATAAAATGCGCCTGCTCACAGGGACACATCCACATGAGCCGATTAGAGTCAAAGCATTGTGATATGATAGGAGCCATGCAAAAAGACGGACAGATTTTGTCCTTTGAAGTACAGAAGAAATTTGACCTTTGCATAAACGGAAAGAAAATCTGCTCTCACTATGTAGATTTTTTGCTTGAATATCCAGGTGGCAAAAAAGAGGTTATCGAAAGCAAAGGTTTTGAAACAGCAATATGGATTTTAAAGCACAAGATTTTCGAAGCCTGTTATCCTGATATAAAATATTCAGTGTGGAAGAAATAGCTTATGAATTGCCCTGCTTGCGGTCAAACGATAGCCAAGAAAGCCTCAAAACAAGAGCGCGGTTATTATCATGCCGTAGTTTTAAAGTGGTTTGTAGCGCTTGATTTTGGCTACTCAAAAGAAGATTGGCATTATGAACTGCGGAAAAAGTTCCTTTACGATATAAAAGTAGTTTTAGGTAAAGAGCGAAGGATTCCGAGGTCAACCACAACTTTAACAACTGTTGAAATGGAAAAGTATTTGCAGGATTGCAGAGATTTTTATTTTAGCTTTACGGAATCAATGAATATACCGCCTCAACTAAAGCACATACCACTACCAAACGAACAGCCATTAAAATAATTATATTTCAATTTTAATTTAACCTTTGGGGTAAAATGAAATCGTACTTTTGCAGAAGAAAAAAAGAGGAAAAATCTTTCGAAGAGTGCAGGAATTGCTTTGAAATGGGAGCCGGTGACTATGTGCAAAGCCGCGTTTTGTGCGTTGCCTCAAACGCCACTCTGTTAAACGATGAAGAGGAAAAGAGGGTAAGAAAATGAGAACTTTAATTTGCGAAATATGCAAACATGAATTTACAGTTAATAGCTTTTATAATGATACGAAGTGTCCTAATTGTAAGCAGAAATATATATACGATGAAAACATAGTCATCCAATTATCTGATAAACAGAGACAAATATTGAGAGAACAATGTTGATTAAAATGAGAAGCATATCAGAACTAACAGAGAAAGAACAGGCAAGGCTCAAAATACGCATAAAAGGCATAGAGCCTATAAGCGAAATATCTAAATCTTTTACAATCAGCCATAAGACTATTCGGAAGTTTATTCAGATAAACAGGATAGTAACAAAAAGAGTATTTTTGAAAAAGCTTGATAAGTAAAGTATATAATTCTATAATATAAATCTCACTTTCCTTTCTTTATCCTCCTAAAGTCGTTATTAACTTAACGGCTTTTATTATTTGTATAGTTAACCTGTCGAATATATATTGCCAATAAGGAGAATTATAAATGTCAAGGCAAATATTAAAACCAACAGATGAAAAACTGGTTCGTAGTCTCGCTAAAATCCATTGCACCAACTATGAGATAGCTGATATTATAGGGGTAGATGAATCAACAATTCGAAAAGCTTATTCCGCAATTCTGATAAAAGCGAGACAAGAGGGAAAACAGAAGTTAAGGCGCTTACAGTGGAAAGCCGCAGAAAGTGGTAATATTGTCATGCTTATATGGCTCGGTAAGCAGATACTTGGACAAGCCGACAGCATGAACATAGACAGCAAAATAACAAATATTAAAACAACCTCATTTTCTACTATGTCAACAGAGGCATTGAAGAAAATAAGAGACATTGTAGTCGAAGATAAACCGGACAAGGCGGATAATGATAAACCTGAATAGTGAAACGCTCTTTGATTTAGAGGTAGAACTTGCTAGGCGTGATATGCTGGAGTATGTAAAATTTATATGGCAGTCTAAAAGCGATAAGCCTTTTGCTATTGGTAGGCATACAGTAGGCATTTGTAAAGAAATTGATAAGGCTATTGAAGATTATCAAAACGGCATAAGCTCTTTTATAATTCTAACAGTTCCACCGCGACACGGCAAAAGTGAAATAGTTTCTCGCTCTTTACCAACAAGATTTTTAGGGATGTTTCCGCAGGCTGAAAGCATGGTAATATCTTACTCTGCTTCACTTGCCGAAACCTTTTCAAAGGACGGCAGGAAAATAATGCGCTCTCCGGAATACGCGGCTTTATATCCCGATATAGCACTGGCAAGAGATAATTCAGGCGTACAAGAATGGGGTATAACTGTCAACGGCAGGGCTTCGACAGGCAAGGTGCAGTTCAGCGGAATAGACGGCAGTAACACTGGTAAGGGTGCGTCTTTGATTATTATTGACGACCCACTTAAAGGGCGCGAAGAAGCAGAGAGCGAGATAATCAGAGACAAGAGATATGAAGCTTTTAGATCGGATATAATCACGAGGCGCGCGCCTGTGTCAATTGTTATTATAACGCTTACACGCTGGCATACAAACGATATGGCAGGGCAAATTATAGAGCAAATGAAACAGGATCAGGACTTTCCGCAGTTTAAATTATTGGAATGGCCAGCCATTTCCGAAAATTATGAGTGGCTTTTTCCTGAAAGATATTCAGATGCTTGGTATAGATCACAAAAAGCTATACTCGGATCATATGCATGGGCTTCACTTTTCATGTGCAACCCAACACCAAGAATCGGAAATATTTTGAAAGCAGATAAAATCAAACTGCTTACTCAAAATGATTTTAGGCAGATAACTGCAGGATTGCGATTCGCGAGGGGTTGGGATTTAGCAAGCGGTGAAGATAGTATAAAAGAAGATCCCGATTATACAAGCGGATGTAAGGCGGCTGTCAAATGGATTCCAACAAAGCAGCCGGGCATAAAAATTCCTATCCTTTATATCGCTGATTATGTACGCGGCAAATGGGAAGCCTTAGAGCGCAACGAGAGAATAATACAAACGGCTATCAACGACGGAAATATTCCTCTTGGTGTTGAAGCTTTTGGCGGTTATAAAGATGCTTATACAACTGCCTATACGCTTTTAAAAGGCTTAAGAGCGGTTAAAAAGGTACAGTTATTAGGTAATAAGCTTGCAAAGGCTGAAGTATTAGCGCCTATTTTTGACGCTGGAAATGTGTATATGGTTAAGGCAGACTGGAACGAAGATGTGATAAATCAATTTAAGGCTTTCCCCAACGGCAAACATGATGATGATATTGACGCTTTGGGAGTAGCCTATTCACTATTGCAATCAAAAACAGAGTGGACATAAGGGGGTTTTATGGCAGAGCAAACGTACGTTGATGCTGATCCCGATTATTCAGCAACAACGGTATCAAGAGAATTGCAAAACAACAAAGATGTTAGATTGGTTTCTAAAAGTATAATGTCAATTGACGAGTACTCTTTTTTGTCAATGACATATTATGGCGATAAATATTATCGGAGCGGTGTACTGATTAGACCTCACGAAAGAGAAGATAATTTGTCATATACAGCGCGGAGAGAAATGGCTTTTTTAAAGAACTTTCTTAAACCTGTTGTCAATTCGCGTATTGATCCTGTTTTCTCTGCTAAAATAGTCAGGGAAACAAAAGATGAAAGTGGCGAACAAATAGAGCCTATTCTTTTTAAACCATTTTTGAGTGATTGCGACAATTGCGGAAATGATTTAGGGGCTTTCGTTGAGCAGGCAGCCAGAGAAGGTAATCTGCAAAGTTTAACTTTTATAGTGGTTGACAATTATAGGGCGGAGCAGATTTCCACATCGGCAGAGGAAAACGCAAAGAATAGAATATTACCTTATGTTTACCGGCAGAATAGAAACACCATGCATGATTATTCTGTTGATGGATATGGAAAAATAGAGTGGATAAGATTTTTTGATTACTGTGAAAAAGATCCAAATGGTAAGGATAAGTTTTATTATCGCTATTGGGATTCAGTGGAATCTAAAATGCAGTTAATGGAGAAAAAAGGAAGTAAAATAAAATGGACAGATACTGAAGTTATTACTCATAATCTCGGTGTTGTTCCTGTTTATCCAATGGCCTTTATTTCTCCGCGCACTAAGGATACGCTTGATATTGATTATGAATTTTACGATTTAGCAAGATGCAACTGGACTATCTACAATCTTGATAGTGCGACAATGGAAGCAATTTTCGATCAGTGCTTTTCTCTGCTTTGCATACAGGGGACAAAAGAAGACGACGTATCGGTAGGTACTAAATCTATTTGCTGGGTTGAGCCAGGTGTTTCTAATATGCCGCAGTTTGCCTCTCCCTCTCCTGAAGTAGCAAAGTTAGCAAGTGAATACGCTGATAAAATTAAGGCTGAAATATATGAGATCGCAGAACAGAACGGAGTCACAGCAAAGAGAACGGCAGGCGCAAGCGAACAGAGCGGCAAGGCTAAAGAATGGGACTTTCAAGCACATGGATTTATACTTAAAAAGATAGCCGGTATATGCTATAAAACAGAAATTTGGATAGCAGATATTTTCAAACGATACACCGGGGAAGTGTTTGAATATGTGCCGCGTTATAAATACGATTACAGCATAGTTAATTCAGATGGATTGATTGCTGTTCAGGAGGCTATCCTTACTAACGATTTTGGACCAAAAGGCGTATCTCTTGCTAAAAAGAATATTGCAAGGATAGCTTTTATCCATAATGAAGAAGCAGAAGTCACAGCAGTACTTAAAGAAATAGACAGCATGACAGAAGATGAAACAATATCTGAAAATGAAATTAACGATACAGATGAATCGGTAGAGGCTAACACTTAATGGCTAAAAGTAATCCTATCAGAAAGCCTATGAATGATTTTAGGCAGGCGTATCTTGATAAGTCAAGGGAGTT